CCAAACCGGAATCTCTAGGGTCAACGTTTTGTGGTAGATGACTATATCCGGCTTCTTCTCATCGTTCTCTACAACACCGCCACCCCAGAAAAGGTCGGGAGTAACTGGATTTCCGTCAATGTTCGTAACAGTCAGATACCCTCGCGGATTCGTTCTCTTGATAATGGCTTCGTATACCAGGTCTCTAGACTCTCCAACTCTAATCTTATGCCAAGTATCAAGCGAATACATTAGAGTGTACGGCAACGGGGAATCACGCATAACTCGTTCGTGCGGAAACACCGTGTCGTCGTAATCGACTTCTTCTTTTTCGTCATCAGTACTTTCGGACAGTTCGAACCTGGGGTTGATGGCGATGAGCTTCAATACCACTGACGGATAGACTCTCTCGGGAGTTTCTTCTGTGGACGGTTCTTCTATAAACGGAGTTACCCCTGTGGGTACTGGCGGTTCTCCAGTATTAATCGAGATACCAGAGTACTTCGCTATCAAAGCCGCATCTACCGCAGAAACTCGTACTGCTAAACTCATACTATTCCAAACCCAAATCTCGCACCCAAGTCCGTTAACTGCTTGAACTCAGGCATGTTCTCTACTTCTGCCAATACTGGCCTCCACAACGGACGCGCTTGAATCTTCTCAGTACCATACTCTAAGTATGAAGCCAAAAGACCCATCGACAAACCGGAACCCGAATGCTCACCGACCGGACCCACCAACATATCCAGAGAAAACACTGCGACTTTCTTCACACCCACTTCAATGCTTCGATAATACTCGAGAGTATCCATGTACGCCGCAGAATGTCCCTTGGCAGTAATGGTCCCGTGTTTCAACGGAGGCCATGGCAGATCCTGGGATACGATATGCAAACGAACTCGCTCTCGAACAGCATCACCGAATCGTTGAACGTCTTCTTGCATGGCAGTAGGAGCCGCACGCATCTTGACCTTTTGAAACCAGGCCTTCATCCTACCCCACTGTCCATACAAAACACTCACTACGGATTCCTCTGTCCTTCGATGGTTGTCGCTAGAATGACCATCATCAAATACTTCGTTGCAACCTGAGCCGTTGGCCTAGCTGCTTCGATCTTGAACCTTCGACTGTTCCATCCCATCTGGCCATAAGTGTTCATCCACTCGCCTTCTGTTGCCGTTGGAAACTTCCGAACTAGCTCCAACCGACTAAACAAGAAGGCCATGTCGAACACTTCGCCGTCACCGATTACTGTAACCATCTCCTTCGTTGGACGATTGATGGCCCTACCGATTACCGTCACCGGAGTACCAAAGGTCTTCGTCCTCTGCTTGTAGATGTCGGTAGCCCCGGTTGCATACGGGTAATACTGGATAGGAGCTAGATTCTGATACTTCGTAAGAACCGAATCTATCTTTGCTTCTATGGCATCTTCAGTCAAAGGCATCAAACCACCGTTTCGGATACGACGTTGCTATCAGTCTTCAATGCATTCGGATTCACCGTCTTCACCTTGTAATAATACGTGCCTGGTGAAAGGCTCTCATCATCATAGGTGTTCTCGTGATTGTCCGTGATCAAAGCAATTCGCTCTTCGTCGCTGAAATCCGAATCTGTAGCCCGATAGATCTGGTAGGACTGGAATGTCTGGTCGTACAGAATATCCCACTCTAACGAAATGGTCGCTCCATCTAGAGACGCGATAACCACTACCGCATCAAGACCCCTATCCAGTTTCCGACTTCGATACCCACCTGTGGTAAGCGAAATCTTCTTGAACGTTCCTTGGGTAACCTCTGCTGCCAGAGATTGACCGCCGCTCTGCTCGATTTCGCCATCGTACTCGTCCTGAAGCTTTTGGGCCAGTGTTAGCCAGGTCGTTGCAGCCTGGGACTCTGAAGTTGCGGGACCCGATACCGAGAGATCTGGAACCGTGATCGCAGCTACATCATCCGAACTACCTTCCTCGCTATCACCGATTTCCTCCGTAGCCCGGACGAAGCACATTTCGATAGCCGCTAGTTTTATAACCAGGAATAGCTTGGAAGCGGGAACAGCTGTAATCGAGGAGTATTCTACACCGAGGTCGTGACTGAGTTTACCAACTGCAAATTCAATAGCGTCCGTGTACCAGACCTTGTCGTACTTCTGGGTAGGATTGAAGTCATTGACTTTTCGTCGAACCTTATCAACGACTGTAGACAGATCGGCCATTCGCCGAACCCTACTCTACTAGCCCGGCAGTTCGCAGTGCTGCGATAACCTCTTTCGGCTTTGTGACAGGCTTCCCTCTCACCAACTTTACCCAACCGGCGACGTACTTCACGCAGGTCTTCAACGCAACGGCAGTTTCCTGCTCCACGACGTTTCCTACGGGGATCGCTCTTGGGATAGCCTTCTTAACGGGCTTCTCTTCTGGCTTGGATTCTGGCTTCGGTGGTTCGGGTTCTTCCTCTTCCACTTCCTCTTCCACCTCATCTTCCAGTGCATCAAGCCTTGCTTGCTCTTGTGCGATGCGATACTCGAGTTCGCCCTTGGTACCTTCTGTGCTGATACCAAGTTTCTTCGCACGAGAGATCAATGTGCTCTTAGTCACCATCGGTGCCTCCTATGGTTACTGGTTCACGCCTTGACGAGAACCACTACTATATCGACTCGGCCCGAAAGCTAGACGGTCTCAAAGCGAACGATGAAATCGTCCTCTAGGAGGCCAGATCCCATGATCGAGTACCAAGCCAACCCGTGCTTACGACCGTAGTCGCGAACACCGTTGTCTCTCATCTCGACTGGGAGAGCATCGGCAACACCATAGGCGCTGTCTGCGAAAACCATCGACTCGTAGACGTTTGCTGCAGCGGCACCACCTGTTGCTGCGTTCACGAAGGTGGACTCATAGCCCGGGTCCTTCGAGGAAGCCGCACCGTTACGACAGTGAGTTGTGCCGATGAAGATCACATCTTCCCACCTGCCAAGCTCGCCGTTGAACAGCGCTCTGGTTTGCGCGTAGTTCTGAGCGGATACCCAATCGGGATCTCTCTTGAGGTACGCAGCCTGGTGTGGATGCAGGAAACAGATGTAGAAATCGCCATTGAACTTCGGAGCGTTCTTGGTCTGGAGAATCTCAACCGCTAGGCGAATGAGTTCTACATCGAAAAAGTCCACGGCTCCATCCATCGCAGCGGCGCTTGCCTTACGACCACCGTAGATCACCTGAGCGGCTCTGGAGAGCGTGTCCCGACACATAATGTCGCGAACGATCGCGTAATCCCGACCCAACAGAACACCGGCTTCTGCCATCTGGTCATCGAAACTGGTTTGGAGCAGTTTCTCGGATACGCCGATTGCATTACCCCACTCAGTGACCGTGATGGCCTGTTGGGACATGCTCATGGCCTTCTCATCCATCTCTACATGCTCGTCGAGCTGACCACCGCGTTGGATGTTGTTGTACCTCGACATGGTGATGGTCTCACCGGCTTGCTTTGAGAGCTCTGTCTTTTTGACGGCGAATTCCTCGAAGCGCATGATTCCCAAGGCCTCGTGCAGAATGTCCATCGAATAGACGTCTAAGATTGCTTGTGGCAGGGAGACGAAATCACCTGCTGTGTTCACGCCAGAAAACTGTGGCATTGCTTTCCTCCGTAGCTAGGGTCGCCTTACCCTGACAGGCTGACCTTTAGTTTTGCTTCTTCCAGCAGTTCCTGCTTCTTTTTCTGGTAATCCTCGCCTTTGAGTGATGCCGTTGCACGACGATTCTGTGGAGTCAAGTCTACTGGCCCACGACCTTGTGCGCCATCAGGAGAAAGCGGTTGGGGAAGGTCATTAGCGATCTTCGCACGAAGGTCACGTTCTACCTTTTGCCTAATAACTTCTTCCTGCTGCTTGAGTTTAGCGATGGAAGCATCGATCTCCTCTTCGCTCTCTCCAATAACCGCGTCCGTGAACTCTAGGCCAGCCTCTCGAATTTTTGCCTCGCGATACGCCTTCAACTCAGTCTGCTGAATTTTCTCTGTGGCGGTGGAAGCAACTTCTTCGATCATCAGTCCTAGCTTCTTGTTGTCCTCTCGCAACTGCTGCATCTCTTTGGTTACGGAATCCATCTCCGAAGCTTTACCTTTTCTAACTTCATCCAGGTTCTGTTCAGTTGACTGGAGTTTCTCTTCAAGCTCTGCGATACGTTTCTCTTTGGCAGATTGTTCCTCTTTCAAAGAGTCAATTTTCTTGTAGGCTTTAGCCTTCTCATCGCTACGAGCTTTCTCGATTCTCTTGGCAACCTCATCAGACGAGATGACGTTCGCTGGTTCCGGTGGCGTGGCGAGTGGGGTGTTTGGTGCTGTGGCTACAGGCGGGGCTGGCGTCGGTGGAGTCTGCTGGTTATCTCCACTACCTCCGTCATCACCTGCGTTCGGTGTACTCTGGTTATTCATATCCTGTGGCATGGTACCCTCCTTCTATATCTTGTCGTGTGTCAATGCCGTGTCAGATGCCTAGTGCTTAACCTAGGCTAAGCGTGGGTCTTTTACAGTTCGCTTGTTGCCGTCGACTGTGTTGGTGTTCGTCTTCTTGGACCCACTGCCACCAGTCTTCCCAGTTTTGCGTCCTGCTTTGGAATACGGAAAGTTCATGACGGAACCTCTTCCACTGTCCGTCTTTCCTTCGTTCCCGCTACCTACACGTCCTGCCGAATTACCCATTATAGACCTCCTTCTAGTTGAGTGTCTGTCCATCCATTATAGACGAAACAATACCGTTTGCGTCAAGTTTCGATTTTAATCGTTTCGTCAAACAGTTCAATTTCTGTCCATGGAGTTGAATCCTCATTAGGAAGATTTACCCCGGAGAGCATTTCTGTCAACTCATAATATTCTTCGTCCAACGCTTTTCGACGCTTTAAGGCCAGTATGTATTCACCCTGATCCTCTTCTGTAGCTAGACCCGCTTCAACTAATGGCTGTAGCGAATTAACTATTGACTGTGTGGCTTTACGCTGTTTGTCCAAATCCACCAACAGAGGTTCTAGGTCCGTTTCTAGCCTTCGTTTTTCTCGGGATAAATCCAGATTAAAAACTTTTAGTCGGTCCAACAAAGATTCGGCATCATCATTCAGTGCCAAGAATCACCTTCCTTTGCGCCTTGGTCGACGCTTCCAGTATAGGCTGTTTCTGCAATTTTTTCGAGAGCGGAATTTGACGATAGGGGCATACTTCTTCCGGTGGAAGCTTCAGTTTGAGACACAGATCGTTCAAAAATGCCTCTGCACGTGGTCTTCCTACTTCCTTCATCAGTTTCTCATATGTACCTAGTTCTTTCCTCGAAGCGGTCTTTAGCAGCAATCGATGATCCACAACATCATCCAAATACCGCAGTTCGTCTACCGCATCCAACACCTTCTTCTTGTTCGTCAGGATATTCAGTCGCCGCCTGTCTAGGTAATGGTCCTTCTGGTGCAACAGGTATGACCGAACCAATTTCTCCTGGCCACGTCTCCAGTTTCTCGCCTCTCGTTGAACATACTCTGCCATGGTGTACGGAGTATCGAAGTGAATCGTACCCGTGGATGCCGTCTGCAGATTCAACCCGGTACTGCCAGCTCTCGTAACCAACATTACATCATACTCTCCCGCATTGAACGCAGTTTGAAGCGTGCTTCTAGCGGACATGTCCAAGTCGCCCGAGTACACTGCGACCTTGAGCTTCTTTGCTGCCAACTCCTTCTGAAGAGATTCGATAGAAGACATTCGTTCCAAGTGAATGATGGCTTTTTGATCCTTCAGAGGACCATCCATCAACCGCATAACTTCCTTCACCTTGGCATTGGTTTTTGCCGTACCCGAGTGCAGGTTCTTAAAATGCTGATTGTCCCTCCACGACTCAGGGTGAAGCACTTTATTGGAATCATCTATCGAATCCGCCAGCTTCTTTATTTGAGCACGCTCAGTAGTAGTCGCTTGCAAAAGCTTGGTGGACTCGATGTCATTCGTTTTGTACTTGGACAGGATTCGCTTCAGATCTTTCCTATCCTCCTTCAATCGAGACTCCAATATTTTCTTGGAATCCGGAGACAAGGACTTCTGCCTATCCTTGAACGTTTGAAACGCCTTCTCTATTCGTGCTGTTCTCTTTTGCTGAGAAGAAGTCAACTGCAGATTCCTCAGATACTCCTTCGGATTGCTCATGAAGTTTTCCAGTGGAGCCTTCACTGGGGAAGGTAGCGTGAAGACATTATCATCTATCTGCTGTCGAAGTGCCTTTACCAACGAGTTCTGGAGTGCGTTAGATTCGAGCGTTATTCCCTTGTACGCAGACAAGTACTCCGACTTACTAGGAAGGGACCCTGGCTTCAGCCAATTTACGATGTCGTGGAGTTCACCTGGATTATTCCTTGCCGGCGTTCCTGTGAGTCCTACTCGATACTTCAGTCTCCCTCCAACCAGTTTCTGAAGTCCCTTGGCTTTGGCCGAAGCCTCTCCAGCAACTGCCGAGGTAAGCTGATGGATCTCATCGATAGCCGCATAGTCCACGTGTTGCGGAATAACATCAGCGAACGCAGCCATGTCATCGTGGCTCATGACCACAAACCGAGACTTCGACGCACGCAGCATCTTGTCCATCTCGTCTACTGCATTTATCCCGCGAGGTATCGGCTTGATGTCGATCCTAGAAAGGCGATTATCCGCGATGACTGCACGTTCTGCTTCTGACAACGCCTTGTTCCCTCTCAACTCTTTGATTATGGCTTTTCGTATGGACTTGGCCGATTTGGCCATATTGGACTTTGGAACGAAGAGTTGCAATTTGGCTTTGTCCGGCGAGAAGCGCATTATCTCTCGAACAAACTGATCTCGAACACCTGCTGGCGGTGAAATCAAAGCGCGAGCTATCTTGCCCTTGGAGTACAAGTCATTAACCGATGCCGTGGCCAAAGGAGTCTTCCCGATACCTGGAGCAAAGTTCAGGAGTACTGATTTCTGCTCCTCGATGAACAGAGCACCCGCTTGCTGTCCCTTATCCAAATTGAACTTCTTGTACTTGTGTCCCTCAGACAACTCATCCAGAATCTGCCTGGAGTGCTTCATCGAGAAAGTCTTCTCTAGCTTTTTGATTCGAAGAAGCTTTGCCCGACGAGCAGGAGACAACTCCATCATCTCGCGTAGAATCTGACTTCTGGCTTTACCTGTGAACTCAGCCCAATAACTCCCGGCCTTCGTAAACACTTCGTACTGCTCACTAGAGAGGCCGGCTCTTGCCAACCTACTGACGAGGTTCTTCTGCGTACCGAAAGCCTGGGTCATCAACTTCTTGGAGATCTTCTTTGCGGCCAGTTCCTGCTCTACTGCCAGCATCCCCTCGACATTCGCAGTATTCTGGATCACCTCGGACTGAAGCTTTTCCTGCAACCGAAGTAGCTGGGTTCGACGAGTTCTATCTGACCACAGCGTATTCTTCGATATACGTTCTACTTCCTTTTGAAGCTGCGTCTGCATCGCTTCTAATCGAGCTTCTATCTTTGGAATCTCATCAGACATCTTCTTCCTGATCGCAAGAAGCGTCTTATCCTTACGCCCGGGAAGAGATCTTATTTTCTGTGCCAAAGCCCGGGCGGAGTTCTTCACGCCGTAGAGTTCGAGATCCGCGTTCACGAACACCGGGCCGATACCCGCCTCCTCGGCAATCGCGTTCAAGGAAGCAACCGCGGCATTGGATTCGCCGGCGGATACGCTACCAGCAGCCACCAGCTCGTCTGGGAAGTAGCCCACTCTAGAAGCGACTATCGACAGGTTGTCAATCGCAGACCTGAGCTCCGGGGGATACCAGGCTTCGGGATAGCACTTGCAAAACGGATGCGGGTAATCGGGCCACTTGCTTACGTTGTGAAGACCACGCATATCCACCGTAGCCACATCTAGACCCAGAGACGCCAGCTCCACCGAAGTGACGGGGTTCGTTCTAGACGCGTGCCACTCGCAGATCTCTTTACCGCCGTACCAGGGATGTGACGGATTCAATCTCCAGTACGCATATGAGACTCCGACAGTTCTCATGGTCTTGAGTTCTACTGAGTTTGCCAACCGCGTTTCTTCCGACACCATCACCCGGCGCAATTTCTTCGTGGCACTACCACCTCGAATCATGGTCTTCCCAGGACGATTGTCCGTTAACCCCTTTTGTACATCCTTCTTTATCTTGTTGGCCGCATCTCCCACGCGAGGCCGAACCACCGATCGACTTGTTTGGGCCATGTGTTCGGCTTTGATTCGCTCCATACGTTTGGCGTACGTCATCCCAGATCCTGGAGGGAACTCCTCAACCAATTCTTCCATGGCTTCAGCCCGAAGGCGATTCATCTCTGGACCGCGAATAGGCTTGAACCCCAAATCTTCGAGGTGAGCAGCCTGGGCCCTTGAAGCACGAGCTATCGAACGTTCTACCCCAGCTTCGATCTCGCTACCTGCTTTTACAAACGCAGCATCGATACTCTTGTCCGCTGTCTTGAGAACCTTGGGCATGGACTTCTTGAGCATACCCGTATCCGACACTTTGAAAGCACTTGCATCTACAGCCTTATCGATGTCGTCCACAGCTTCCACCATAGCCTTGCGTACGTTCCTCGACTCATTTACCTGTGAGCGAAACAACTTGGCGCGAGATTCCGCAAGCTCGGGGTCACCTACCGTCATGAGATCTCTCGTGGCGGGTGTCGCGTCATCGATGTAGGTCGGCATTATTTACCTGTCGTTGTCTTCTTCTGCTGTGTAGCTACGATTTTCGCACCTCTAGTTTCAGGTGCTCCTCCTCGTTGAGCTGTTTTCTTCCCTCGCATGTCGACACCGGTACCAGCACCGAACATGGATTCTGTATCTTCTTCCATTTCTTTTGCTGCGTCATCTAGGATGGCAGAGGCTTCTGCCTGGGAGTGGCCCAGTTTTTCTAACTCTCGTCGCCTGGTGGAGAGTCCTGCGTCCAACTTCAATATGGCTTTCTCCAGCTCCCGCAATTCATCCTGCGGCATGGGGTCGGCAAAGATCACATCATTTCGATAGGGATTCCCCTTGAGCTTACTCATCTTCTTCTGGAAAGCGGGATCTGCCAGCTCGGTAGTCTTCAACAGTAACCGATTGATCAGTCGAATTCCTGAACCATAGGTCAATACCTTCACGTCACGTTTCTCCATCATCGGAAGGTACTGAATCTGCAGAGCCACACCCGAGGTATTGCTCACGGCCTGAGTTTTACCGAGTGCTTGCTCGGGAGTGTTCGTGAGTTCGAGGAGAACTTCCTTCAACGTTTGCCAGTGAGCTGTGGCCGCACCGAGATCTCCCGTGAGTTCCAGGTTGAACACGTTAGCTCCATCGGGAAGACCCCAGATTCGATTGGCTCCCTTCTCTAATGCAGCAAGCTTGGCTCCGGTTAGAATCGTGGTGGGGGAACCGTGATAGTTGATTATATCGGAGATGTCCGTGGCCTTCTCGTTGAGTTCTCTGTTTAGCTCCACCGCATCCACCAGGTCGGAGATGCCATAGAATTCACCGGACAGCGGATAGTTCGGGATGTGAACCACGGGGATTTCGCCTAGAGGATTCACCTTCTCCCAAATCTTCTCCTTGTCGCGATAGAAAATCTGCATGGCCGGCTGTATCAGCTTGCCGGTTTTTTCATCGTACACCGGTGCAGTCCACTCTTCGGACTCGATGACCAGCTCCAAGGCTCCCTGGTTTTTCGTCTTCCTCGTGAAGAACACTCCAGCAATAGGCCCGCGGTCATTGTTCCTGTAGACGGGGTTGACTATCAGAATGCGCTTGAGCTTCTTCCTGTCCACACCATGAGGACCGCCGAACTCGGGAAAGCACAGGTGGCTCGGAATGATGTCTACTCGAGCGAATGGATCCTCTATGGGATTGGTCTTGTCCCAGGATACTCGACCGAACACGTCTCCCGTCACTCCTCCCTGCTGACCCATATCCATACACCAGAGTTTCTGCTGATTCTTCCTCCAGGTTTCATCGAGCATCAATCTAACGAACTCGCGAGTCTCCTGTTCGTTCTCGGGTGTAGCGGGATCGTCCGGAATGATCGTCTTGAACGCTCCTTTGAACGTGAAGTCCGTGTGGAGGTCCAGAATCCTTCGGCAGTAATTGAACGTAAGCGTGGGTTCGCCTGGATCTCT